ATGGTTGGATGGTGCCTCTTACTCCGAAGGTATGAAAGATGTAATGCGTGCTTATGATGCCACCAAACATGATGTTTGGACTGGCTTAGAGGCCAAATACACCGATTGTACTGGTTTCATCAAGTCTGAAGCTTACCCTGAGCTTAAGTGGTCTAGAACAATAAGAGCTAGATCCAAGAAAGGTGGAATCCCTGGAGTGTATGCGCGTGTTAACAAAGTGCTCGAGAAATCGTTGTTCAAATTGCGTTGCTTTATTAAGAAAGTTAAATTTCCTGATAGACCAGCGTATATGGAGAACAAATTTTATGACTCACAACTAGTCATGAGTGATTTTACGGGTTATGAAGGTTTGTTCACAAAGAGTGTTCAGCAAGTCATCCAATTTGCAATTATGGACACCCTGATGGCGGGACTTTCCGACTGGCAGACTAGGGGGCCGGAGATTAAGGACATGATTAGTAAGCATGGCCGAACAACCTTCAGCTTAGTGTCTGACTGGATGTCAGGGAAGAAGAAATCAGGTGAACAGGACACCAGCAGCAGCAATGGTGGCGTAAACGCACTAACTTATGGATTCATTCAATGGGACAAATATGGTCTCGAATTTGATGAAATCCAGGATGAGTTGGTTGTGGAGGGCGATGACATGACTAGTCAATGCATTGGGCGAGAGCCCACAGCAGATGATTATTTTGATGTCGGTCTTGATGCTAAGATTGAGTATGCTGGTGATGTGGCAGAATCCAAATTCTGTCAGATCGTTGTAGCCGAAGGTCAGTTTATTATCGATCCAATCAAATTTCTTGCTAAATTTGGTTTGAATGACAAAAAATACGCTAACGCTAGGAAAAACAAACACATGGCCAATGCTAGGGCTAAAGCCCTTAGCACAATGGCCATGGTGAATGGTTGTCCTGTTGTTAGTAAATTTTGTGAAAAGATTTTATACTGGACTCGAAGTTACAATGTTTCTGAGAGACTACTTAGAGAAAACACTAAATTCATGTTTAAAGACTCCGGCATGGTGATCGAGCGTCGGTATGCGGCTAAGGCTTCAACTCCGGTGAGTTATCACGTGACGAGTAGGGTTTTCAACATTGATGTGAGTGTTTTGGAGTTGATCGAGAGCAAGATTGATTCCTGTGAGTGCATCGGCGACTTGGCCGAACTTAATTGCTTCTTTCCCGTTGACTGGGTAACGAATTGGCAAGACAAAGTTCGTACCAACACCAAGGCCGCTGATTACGTGCTAGGGCATGCTATGCCTGAGCAATTTGGTTTAACTTTTGATCCTTTTAATAAGAGACGTAGAAAACTGGTTGAAATTGATTCTTTTGAATCAGTATTAAATCAGGGCATTATTGATCGAGATTGGGTCACAGTTAAGAAATGTGGTGAGGCTATCTTAAGACGTCGTAAGACGCTCACGGGTGCCCCACCTACTTTGCAGGTAGTGGCTTAGGCCACTACCTCCCACTCCTTTAGAACGCGCGTCCTGATTTGATTCAGGAAAATGTCCCCTACTTCATTGTAGGGGACTGTCCTCAGCCAACATCGAAAGGTGTTCCATCCATATTGGCAAGTGGGTGGGGGCTGTGCCAC